AAAAACAAGTGATAAAGAAACATACTAACAAAAAAAGCAATTAATAAATATATCAGAATCATTTGTTATTATAATATATAATATATAAATACATTTATTTTCTTTTTATATTTTATAATGTCTTCAGCATTTTATCCTCAAGGAATGAATTCATGGAATAATAGATTACCTCAAGGTGGTTATAAATCATGGAAAGGTAAGGGAATCTTTAGTAATCCAGTTGGTGTCACTGCTACACATATTCGTCCTCTCACAAACAATGACCCTGGTAATGTTTTTCCAACCGGATTTGGTCTAGCAAGACCAATTAAACATTACAGAAAAGGCACAGTAATTCCTGTCCATTATTTAACAAATCCAGTTGACCCAATAGAAAATGCTGAACAGTTACAAATTGACTACAATGTAAATAGAGCTGTTAAATCCTCTACAGGTTCATCATTAGGAGGGGGGTCAGGTGGGTCTGGTCTAATAAGTCAAATGATTGACGGTCCTGGACAATTCATTGTTAAAGATAATAACCCTGAAACAAAGAAAATAAATGCCGGTCTTTTAGATGGTGATATAAATACAAATGACCCTAATAAATTAGATAGTGACTGTAAAACATGTGAAGGTATTGGTATAGTATCTAGTTGGTATCCTATTAATAATTTAACTGAAAAACCTCAAGAAAATGTTACTAACCCTTTATTATGCTGTAACCAACAAAGAAAAGCTAGACAACGTGTTTTACCAACTAGTACAAATGTAAAGAAGGACTATTATCAAACTCAATATATGTATTTATATAATCGTTGCCAAACATTTGAGCAAAGACAATTTAACTTTATTACTGGAGAAGTAGATAAAAATGTGCTTAATATAATACAACAATACCCATTTGTTAGTGCGAAGATTATAGAATATGCGAAACCAGGCAGCCCATTGTCTTTAGTGAATTTATATGTAGCACAATGTAATCCAAATAGTACAATTAATCAGGGTATTGAAATTGGATTCATTACTGCTGTAGCAAATGCTATGATAGATAACGGATTAATGACACAAGACCAGTATAATTTACTTGTTAAAATAAACCCAGGCTCTATAGAAGAGTTTATTAATTTTTTAAAAACTAATTTATCATCACCTGAACAGTCAGAAGCAGCACTGAAATATTTGTATGAGATAGGTAGCAACCCGTATAACGCCTCTATTTTGGCTGGACCAAGTAATTCAAAAGGGTGTAAACAGGTTTATTACAAACCCAATAACTCGCAATATGCTCAACAAGGCGGCGTCTCTAGTAGTACACGAATTCTGAAATTAAATGTAGATACAATTAGTACAAATGCTGCCAATGTTCGTCGGTTAAAAGGAGCGAATTCAGTCCAAAGCGCAATATATGGAAACCCTGTAGATACACCATTTATATATAAATTTAAAGCACCAACATGCTCTGCGGCAACATATAGTGGTAATCCATTTTTCTTTCAAGGACAGAAACAAAACCATCAATTATGTTCAAAAAGCTCAGCAGATATATCCGAAAATTATGTTAGTGTAAATCAAAATTCTAGGGGAAATTATATAGGAGCAACATTGCCTTAAATATTATATTAATTTATTTGTTTCATCAATTTCACCCAATAAATTATTATATAACATATTTTCATTTAATTCATTGTGATTTCCTTTCTCAAGTTCATCCTTTACTAGTCCATCCTTTACTAGTCCATCCTTTACTACTTCATCTTTTACTACTTCATCTTTTACTACTTCATCCTTTACTACTTCATCTTTTACTAGTCCATCCTTTACTACTTCATCCTTTACTACTTCATCCTTTTTAACATTTAAAAATATGTTTATCTTATCGATAAATTTATTGTGCGGTAGTTGATTTTTTTCACACCATTGTATACATTTTTGAATATGATTACGTTTTAAAATTTCTATTTTTTCATTTCTATTTCTATTTTTAAAAATATTTAAAATTTGGTCAAATGACTCTAATTGTTGCTGACCAATCACGGCATTAATTTCTTCTATTTTATTTGAAAAATAATATGGTATATCATTTTTTATTAGCGAATGAATATGATTACTACTAAATGTATTATCTATTATTTTTGGTTTAATATGTTCATCTAATTGCTGTAATAATTTGGAACTACTTAAAATATCAGTATTTAGATTCTTACATATCAAATATCTTTCTCCTTTTGTAACCTTACTTATAGATGGTTTAATTATTAGAACTCGCTCATAAATTGCTGAAAAAATAAATAAAATATCCACAATTGTTTTATAATAAATATTGTCCATTTTTATAATACATGTTCCATTTGGAGCCTGATATTTTGCTATAATATATAATACAAGAACCATGTTATTTATATATTGTGATGTATTTATGTAATCAGTTTCATTAAATTCAAATAAAAATAGGTCTGTTTTGGTGTTATAATTATCAATAATTAATTTATTACATAATATGTTATAATCAAAATCTTCATTCATTATAATATCAGTATTATATTCCCTTAGCATATCCATCAAGTAATTAGTTGACGAATTATTTTTTGTTATATGAGCAACATGTATTTGTCTTTTTAATGATAGCATTTCAATTATGTTACAAACCTGAAATACTTCCATTAGTTCAAAAAAAATATTAGAAGTAGGTTTTACTTTACTTACAGATAAAAAAGACCCTGGTACATTTGTATGTATAAATTCAAATGGGTTTACTATTTTGTTTATATATTCCAATGTTGTTTCATGTTTATTTAACGTTTCTACATTTAATAATTGAGAATAAATTTCATTTAAATAATGTATTATGCTATATGAAATAAATGGATTAATTTTTTCATTTTTTATTAATAAATTTATTTTTATATTAAAATTATTTTTTGGTATTATATAGTAATTCATAAATTAATATATAATAGAGTTAATTATTTATATCTTTTACTTTCAAGATATAAATATATTATTTTGTTTAGACTAAATTAGATTATTCTTCTATATCAAATTCTACTATTTTCTTTTTACGAGTTGTTGTTGTTTTAGTTTCTACAGGAGCAGCAGATGATTCATTTTCATTGATACTTGCCTTTTTGGTGCGAGGTTTTCTTGATACTACAGGTTTTATTGGCGCCTCAACAATTAATTCATCTTGTGCTTCTGTTGCCTCTAGTAAAACTAATTTTTTTTGTAAAGCTCTCGGTTTAGCTTTTTCATTTGTCTTTGCCTTCAACTTATTAGTTATCATTTCTTTATCTTCTTGTTGCCCTATTGCCTTCTTAGCAATCTCTGTTTGCCTCTCTTCAAACTCGTATTCACTTGGCAATGCCCCTAAAATTGAATTTGTTAGTTTCTCAGCATTTATTGTTCGAATTTTCTTAAAAACAAAGTATCTATTTAAAAATGATATATCCTTCTCATATTTTTTCATATTTGAAGCGTCTCTATAATCAGACGTCTTTTTAGGATTACGTTTTAATTCATCCATCATCATATTATAAAGCTCAATAAACATACCTGTCCCTTCCGGTAGACCAAGAGTTTTTGCTTCATCTCTTGGTACTATAACAAATCCATATTTTTCCATTGCGCTAATAAAGAAGTCGTAATTTACTAGATATTCCGGAAATGTCTGATTAATTGACTCCTGATATACTAAAATCTTATATCCTAGGGAGCTATCATCATCCGCTAATGACTCTGAATTATAACTTTTAGCTACTGACCACACTTTTTTATCACCCGTATATATTTCTGAAATTTCTTTACGTCTAAGCATATTGAATACGGTTTTACCATCATAACTTGTGCCAATAAAATAGCCATTCAGCTTTGTACATTCAGCTATATTTCTTAAAAAGTTGTAAAATGTTGTGTTATTCTCAAACATATAATGGATAGCAAATTGGCAAGATGATACATTAAAACCATCTGAGCCTTTACCATGTTGTCTTATTACAGCAGGACCTAACTTAGGGTCATTCGCAATAGACCCAAAAACGGATTTTGTTATTGCGATTGCCTTATCAGATAACATTGCTTTACCACTGCGTATATTTTGACTGCTATTACCATTCACAAATAAGGCATATGGCATTTGTGTAAATTCCTTCTTGTAATTTAAAAAGCGTGCGCAAGCCCCATTGATTCGGTTCTCAATATTATCCTTTGAAATATCTATTCCGAAAACAAATGATAGATTTGCCGCTATCCATTTTGGAAAATCACCGCCTTTTCCACAGGCGTAATCAATTAATGTATTGCCTTTTCTAGACACACTTTGAATTAGAAGTTTCTTTACAAATAGATTGTGAAAATCTCTTAACCCAATAGTCAAATTATCCGATGTTACATTATTATAATAGACGTCTTCGGAAACCATTTCAGATGGGATATTACGTCCAGTCGCAATCATCTCTTCTGTAACAGGATAATGTATAGAATGCCAATTATTATTGGCAGTTTCATAGTCATTACCGAAACTGTTTAATCCTTGCCTGAATTCAGCAGTTTTATCATAGCGCACTCGTAACGGAATCCATCTAAATAATCCGCTTTGTGTCATATCATAACTAAATTCCACTACAGTATTATCGCCAAATACATCACCTTCTTTAGTCATCATTATATATTCGCCATTTTCGTCTACTGATAGTAATAGATTACAAAGACCTGCCTGAGCATCGTATGGGTCAGAAGGATAAAACTGTACAGGTTTATAACTGTTCTCATTTATCTCATCCTTTGAAGGCAATTTATCATCTAGTACATCTTGGCATGGATTTATATATCCGTGCCTTTTTTCATCAAAACCGACACGCAAAATCAACGTTTTATATTGTGTAAACTGTGTTGCTTCTCCAAAATTCTGCCCCTTTTCAAAAATGGGTGTTACAATATCAGCACCATCCGAACCTTTCTTTGTAGTAATTAAGAAATCAATAGTATTAAAATCGGCAGGCTTCCATTTAAATGAATAGTCCCATCTGGTCTTTTTTAAAGGTCCGGCTTCTAGAAACTTACTACTTCCAACTCCTAATAATGTTGGTGTAAATATTAGACCATCTGTATTATATTCATATAAGCCATTTATCATTCTTTGTAAAATATAATTACATCCTTCAAATATATTGTAATCTTCCTTTTCCTTTTCTTTTTCTTCCTTTTCTTTTTCTTCCTTTTCTTCCAAAGGTGTGAATCTTGGGTAGAAATGTTTTACCATAATTGTAATCGGACTTTTATTTTCCTTTCTCATTGACTCTAAAATCTTTTCAACTCCTTTCTTTTGCTCAGGAGCCTTACCAATAATAGATATCGGATTCAAATTTTTAACAATATCTTTTAAAATAGGCAAACGACAACCATCTACAAAATATTTGGGGTCCTTTGTTTTAACTTCAACAAATGGCCTCTCTCTTACATTAAGACCGTTTACAAAATAGATATCAAACGCAGCAAATGTATTAATAAATCGGCCATCTTTATCATGAAGAATCAGTTCTCCATCTATTATTGTATTAAAACATTTATCATTTTCTGTTCTAGCTCCAGTAAATATTACTGCCATATTAGTATTAATTAAATAAATCTTGCCAATACTATTTATGTATAATAAATGCCTGTCTCCATCTGCTTTATCTGTTACTACATATGAATATGGAGCTGTAATATTTGGCACACTAATGTCCGGATTAATTGGCGCAATATTATTAAGTTGTAATGTAACAGAACCTGGACCAATAAAGTCGCTAGGATATACACGCTCCTTTGGATAATAGTCCATTTTCTTCTTTTTGAACTCTTCTTCATGTACAAGACGCATGTAATCATCCATTGTTTTCTTTTGTTCAATATAAGAAACTGGAAAGTTTGTTTTTTGAAGACCGGATAAAACAATTTTGGTTACTTTTTCAATTCCTCTTGTTAGTTCCTCTGGTGTTCTATACATTAATTTAGCATCTTCGTTTTTAACTTCAATTTCAAGTTCATATGTTTCACTATTTTGAAATACACTGGACTCTTTTATATTATATGTTTTTGTTAAACGACCTCTAAAATCCTTTGTAGATGACCTAACAATGCTTAAATCTATGTTGAAAGGATAATCCGGATGGTTGAATGTAACACGATTTATATAACGATATACTTTTCTAGATTTATTCCAATTAGACATTAATTCTAATCCTATTTTACTGGTTTTACTAACAGTTTCTTCTTTTTTAAATGTAACCCTGAAATTAAAGTCATTAAAATCTGCGCTATTAATTAATGCGTCTTCTTCATTTTTAACATCAGATTTCTTCATAATGGATACTTCTTGGCTTGTTTTAGTATTTAACAATTGTTCAATATTATCACTACGACAATATTCTTGTATGTTTGTGAGTCCGTTAATTTCAACGCGAAATCTGTCCATATCATTTGACGATTTATATTCGCCAGTTCTAATATCCATAAATTCAGGTTGTATCTTTAAACAATAATAACCGTCTGATTGAGTTGGTACAAATCCTATTTCCTTTATTTTCTTCACAACATTATCATAGTCTTGCTTAGTTAACATTTTGATGCCTTTTGTTCCAAATTTAACCTCCATTTCATAATTATCATATTTGCCTTTTTGTGACTGTAACAATCGCTGTGATATATACAACAATTGTTGTCTAGGATTTTCCTTATGTCGGCTATCTTCAGATTTTTTGAAAACTTCCACGTTAGCTTTTTGTGTACCCATATTAAAAGCATTTGCCATATTAAAAGCGTTTGCCATTTTAAAATATCCTTGCATTTTAGAATCAGTTGGCTCAGCAATTGTAAGAAACTCTACTAATTTATAATCATCATATTGTCCATTATTATAAGACAACTTTTCGATAAGTCCGTTCTGATTTTCAATTGACATTTTTATAAACTCTGCCTTATACAATTGTTTTAACTCATCAATTTGGTCTTCTTTAGATTTTTTTAATAATGCTATCTTTTCTGGTTTTGACATATTGCTAAAAATATAATTCAGATAAGCCCCAAATCTGGGCTTCACATTTATTACTCCATCTGGTTGTTCTTCTCGCACTAGAAAAGGAGGTGTCGCTGGACTTTTTTCATTTGAACCACTTTTTTCCATTGTATTAGATTTTGACATTATATATATAATGTATACTTATTTTTATATTATTTATTCAATTTTTTCTATATAAATTTCTTATATAAATTTCTTATATAAATTTCTTATATAATATTTAAAAACTCTTAACCAGAAGCTCATAAATATCTTTCTTTGTTAACTTCTTAATTTTACTATTGGTGTTATTTGATGCGCTTAAAGTAGGCTCCAGTTCAGTTACAATATTCAACTTCTTACACAAAGTAAGTAACTCGTCTACTTTGTAAGAAGTCATAGACTTCAATGTATCATCAAATCCAATAACATTATAATATGTCTCCTTAAAGTTAGTAATAGATTCATTGTTAACATTTAATTCAATATAATGCTCATATGACTGGCTATTTCTATGTATTACATTTATTGATGGACTATCATTATTCATACTTTGATAAATTTTTCGCTTATCAACTAACAAAATATTCAGTTTCTCAATAATACAAAGAGCAAAAAAGGTCCTAATAGATATTCTCTCTTTATTTGCCAAATCATCTTCTAATTCTGAAAGTGGTTTTATCTTATTTATTTTTAATAAATCCTTGTTTTCCTTACACCTTAATAATTCAATATATTTGAATTTTTCTGTCTTCTCAACTGTAAAATACTGGGAGCCAACTTCCATCTCATATTTTGAGTACCCGTATTTCAAAATATAGAAACACCAGAACAACGAATCCTTCTTTAATGGCTTATAAATATTATTATCCGCAGTTGATTTTGTCTTGACTATTTTTTCTATTTTAGACATTTTCTCATGTATATTTGATATATTTACTGGCTCTAGATTACTTAAAATATCCTTTGTAAACCGCGCAAGGTTTTGACTTGTAAACATATAATCTTGTAGGTCTTCTACAACGTTATAATTTATATTTTGTTTATTATTTTCTTGTTTATAATTGTTTTGTTTATTATAATTGGATTGTTGTTTATATTTGTTATTATAATTGTTTTCCTGTTTATAATTGTTATGACCTAAATTCTGTGACATATTTGTTGTTAATAGAATTACTCGTGTTATCTTTATTATCTTTTAAAAAATAATTATTCTTATAATCCTGTTTTTGCTTCTCAATATTATTTAATTCTATCTCTTGAGTATTTACATATTTAATATAAACTAACAATTCCTCTAAAAGCTCATCACTAAGTTCACTCAAATTAATATGTATTCCATATTTATTCTCATTTATAATAACCTCTTTATGTCTTGTTAAAATGCGTAACACCTCAATTTGATTAAATTTGGACATACCTTCTATTGATTCTCTAATATTATTTAAATTAGTACCACTTACGGTGTTGCTTTTATGACATTCAACTGTTTCCATTTTAATTAACTATAAAGCCATCCTTTTAATACTATTTAAATTGGAATAGTATAAAAAAATATAATATTATACATTGTCAGACAATTTACTAATTTTAATCCCACAAATTATTTCTCCTCAAATTGCAGCCTAGGCTTTCTCACAAAACGCTCATCTTTTGGTGGAACGGGCTCAGCAATAACCGAAACATATTTGTCATTTAGCTCAAATCTTTGAGCAATTACACGTGCCACAAATTTCTCATTTTCTTCAATCGAGTTAAAATAATCACTAGAATAAAAGTGGTCTCTTGCTATAAATAAGACAAATGGTGATGGTGTCTCTTCTGAGCTTTCAGCTCGAATTCCCGCCTTTGTTATATTTTTAGCAACACAATTAAGAAGCATACCAGACACTGGATAACATACATCACATTCAAATACCACATCAAATAACACATTTGCTCCCTTTAATAATCCACTAGAATATGTAATAACTCTTACTGAGCCGGTCTTTACAAACCCTTCTACGATACATTTACCTTCTACCATCGAGCTAATAGTACGTTCAATTGTCTGATGTATGTTCTTGCCAATAGCACTAATTGGCAACATAATGTTTTTGGTTATTTGAGATATACCATAAACATTTTTAGTTTCCTTTTGTCTATATTTAGATTTCTTGATAGTGGCCGTGTTTTCCATTTTATATATTTAATATGTATTATTTCTTTTAATTATTTTTCAATTTTATTCTTATTTTATATTTAATATCTTTTATAATATAATTTTATTTATAATCTTTTTAGTTAGAATTTGTTAGTTATTTTGGTATTTTTTCCTTTTTTTCAAACTCATTATAAATAGCTGTCTCAGTATCAATAAACCATGTTCTACCATTTAATTTTTCGTATTCATAACTGCGTAATGTTAACTCAATACGTATACATAATTCAAAGACACTTTCTTTTGACTCCTTGACAATAAAGCGCTCTTCCTCACTTTTATTACCTTCTATTTGATTTATTATATCAATAATCTTTTTGCCTTTACCTGCTTGAATACAACGAAATCCAGTTGACCTCGCATTTGTTGTATCTTTTATTTTAAAGACCATGTCTTTTTGATTTGTTTCAAAACCAATAAACCCTACATTGTTATTCATTCTTGACTTGGCATCTTTTTTCAATTCATAATGTTTTATAATAGCATGTTCCAAATCTCTCTTGTCTTCTGCTTCTGCTGGAACCCATTTGTGTTCTACCTCTCTTAATACAAAAATATTCAGATTACCATTATCCTTATCTTCTGTAATATCTTTGTATCGTTTGGATGGACCATCAAAAATAACCATACCAATTAACTTATTCGCAAGTATTCGTTTTGTTTGTAAATAGGTTTTAATCGCATTTATAAAACCATCTTTTAGTCTGTCTTTACCGTCTAAAACGCCTTCTAAATTTCCTTCTAAATAATTCATCAAATCTATTCGTTCTTGGAATTTTAATGTATCTACAATATGTTGTATTATAAAAGTATCTAACAATAATAATTTGTCTCTCTGAGATTTTTTATTTATAATATTTTCATTCGCCATTTTCCTAGCAACCACGCCACAATGTTGAAACCAATTATCAGTACCTCTATCAACATTAACGGTTGTTTTTGCCAAAATATAATTCTTATACATATTTCCTAAAACTGTACTACCAGCATCTTCTACAGTATTTATTATACCTGATTTAATTTCAAATTTTATTCTATCATGCTTGTATTCTAAAGGCCTTGACCTGTCAAATACCGATATATTATGATAATTTAATTCACTCGGTTGAAATAAATAATAGTCACCAATATTTATCAAGTGACCTGTTCTACCATATTTATCTGTTATGTATTCTGAATTATCACTTATTAATTGTGTTAGGGCAGCATATATTTGGTCTGTCGGATATTTTTTTTGTTCTTTAATTAAACTCATCAATGTCTTCTTTTTATAAAAAAATCGACCATCTATTGGGTCGCTAAACAAGTTTTTGATTTTCTGTATAATTTTATCCGAATTTATGAGCATAAATGTCTCATTATATGTATTCAAATTAAATGGAGAATCACTAACTTGTAGGTCTTCCGGTTCTAAAGACAAATCCGGTATACACGTGTATTCACATTCACCATAATCACATGTTGCTGAATTTGGCAAGTCTCCTACTTCAAAATTTTCTAGAAGTTTGTGATTTGAAAGCAACTGTTCTACGTCCGGATTTGTTTCTCTCAAATTATCAGCTGTTAATTCTGATTGGTCATGATTAATTACACAATCTACTGATAC